TATCCTATTATCTCGACTGGGGGTAGAGCGTTTGTTCTTTCTACTGTTAATGGTGTTGGTAACTGGTATTATGATACTTGGCTAAATGCTATGGAAGGAGCTAACTCCTTTAATCCCATACAGATTAACTGGCAAGACCATCCTGAGTATACTCGTATAAAGGGGTATGAACATTTATATGAGGGGATGGAGCGGAGAGACCCCCCAATCTATATTGACAAGTGGGAGGAGACTACTCGTTCTAATATGAGTCACAAGAAGTGGTTACAGGAGTATGAGTGTGAGTTCCTCGGTACTGGTGAGACTTATATTGAGGGTACTATCTTATCTAATATGGATAGTCGTGTCAAGAAGCCTTTGTATAGAACTTTTAATAATAGGATGTATATTTGGGAAGATCCTCAACCGTCCCGACAATATCTTATTGGGGTGGATGTTTCTTTAGGAAGAGAAAGAGATTATTCAGCTTTTCATGTATTCGATACTTACTCTGGGGAGCAGGTAGCTGAGTATTATTCCAATACCACCCCTATTAATGAGTTAGCAGAAGTTTTAAATCGGGTGGGGCAACGATATAATCTAGCGGTAATCTTTATAGAAAGAAATTCTATTGGGCATAATTTAATTGATCATTTGTTTGAGAGGTTACAGTACGAGAACTTATATTTCGATGAGAAAAGAAATATAGGAATTCAAGTAACTACTAAAAATAGGGACAGTATGTTAGCTATGATGGAAGAGTGTTTGCGGTTAAATAAGATTAAAATTAACTCCAAAAGGACTGTATCTGAATTAAACACATTTATAGTTTCTTTAGCTGGGAAGGCACAGGCTGAACGCTCTAAACATGATGATTTGGTAACTAGTTTAGCTCTTTGTGCTTTTGGAATGACTACATATTTAGAGAGCATTCCTGTTAATTTTATTGATGAAAATAGTAAAACTCCCACAGAGAGGCTCCTAGCTCCTGTAAGGCTTAGAAATCTTAAAAGTTTCGGTGGTAATGTAGAAGAGGATATAACATGGTTGATCAAATAAAAGAAAATAAAATTAATGAGGATTCTGGTCCTGGATATACGACTTTTGGTGGTCCTGGGTCTGGGTCTGCTTATGCCTACCCTAGAGGTCGGATAGGTAGATTCTTTGCTAAGTTCTTTGCAACCCCAGCTATCCCATACTTAAAGGATGCTGAAGACGAGGCGGGGGACACTTTAATAAATCCCGAACAGGCCCATCGTCCAGCACGGATGAGTACTTATCATCAGAAGTTACCTTATCTTCCTGAAGTTGAGATTAATAGAAAGAAAAGATACTCTGAGTATGAAAGAATGGATGATTACCCAGAGATTACCGCAGCTTTTGATATTTATGCTGATGATTCTACTCAAAGGGATACGACAAATAGAAGATGGCAAATTACTTCAGAAAGTACACTGGTGGTAGAGGAAGTTAACAAATTATTTACTAATATAAAGCTTAAGCAACTTTATTGGGATGTCGTAAGAAATACTGTTAAGTATGGAGATTGTTTTATTGAGCTTATTGCAGATGTAAATAAACCTGATGCTGGATTACGAAGAATAAAGGTTCTTAATCCTAATTACATTATTCGGGTGGAAAATTCTTATGGATATTTGGAAAGATTCTTGCAAGAGATTCCAGATAAAAGTGCTTGGGAGTCTGCTCCTGACCCTTATGAAAGAAATAAGAAGTATATAGAGTTAGACAGAAATCAAATAGTTCATTTTAGGTTGCGTACTTCTGACCCTAAGTATTACCCATATGGGAAATCAGTGGCTGCTGGTGCTGTAAGTATCTTTAGATCATTAAAATTAATGGAAGATGCTATGTTGGTTTATAGATTAGCTAGAGCCCCAGAGAGGCGTATATTTTATATTGATGTGGGACAACTTCCTACTTCCAAAGCAGAAGCGTTTATAGAGGATGTTAAGCAGAGGTATAAGAAAGAGAAGTTTTATGCTAATGGTAAAGTGGATGCACGTTATAACCCGTTAGCTGCTGATGAGGATTACTTTGTACCTGTGCGTGGTGGTGCTGGAACTAAGATTGAAACTCTTCCTGGGGGACAAAATCTTGGTGAGGTTGATGATGTTAAGTATTTCAGAGATAAATTACTTGCTACTATGAAGATTCCTAAGGATTATATTGTGGAGTTTGATAAGTCTCCCGAAAGGAAAGCTAACTTAGCTCAGCTAGATGTTAAATTTGCTAGAACTATCGTAAGGATTCAAGAGTGTATCAGTACAGGCTTAGAAGCAATTGCAAAAAGGCATTTAAAGTTACGTCAGTATCCAGCACAGTTAATTAATAAGTTGGAAATAATGTTACCCGACCCCTCTGATGTATTTACTAAACGTAAACTTGAGATTGATGAGTCTAAAGCTAGGGTTGTACAAGCTGTTGTTGGAACTGGGCTGTTCCCAACTTCTACAGTATACAGAGAGTTATATGATATGACGGATCAAGAGATAGCCCAAACTAAAAAAGAGCTTAAGCAGGAGAAGAAGGAGAAGATGGAGGAGGAAGCTCAAGCTTCTGCTACTCAGGCACAACAGGCTCAGGCTATGGGGGTTGACCCTGCTGGGGTTGCTGGGGGTGACGCTGGGGGAAGTCCCGTTGCTGGTAATAAGACTGTGGGGGCACCAGGAGAAGCACCGCTTCCACCTAAGGCTACTGCGGAAGATGTAGACCTAGTTAAATCTCATATGTCAGTAAAATATGGGGAAAATAGTAAACAAGTGCGTCTTATAGAGTCTATAGATGCACTAAAAATAGAAAATATATAAAATTAGGTAAAAAAGGAATCCTATATAATAAAGAAGCCTTATAAGGGTTGGAGTCTGCATATATGTTAAAAATATTTGAGTCAAGAAACAAGAAAATCTCTAATTTAATACAGTTAGGGGACTATTTAGGCCATTCTATCAGAGAAAATGTTCAATTGTTCTCTATTGATGGTGTGGAAGATAAGGTTACTTATCTAACAGAAAACAAGAAAATTATTTCAGGAAATTATTTAATTAAAAATAATTCATATATTCTTGAAAATATTAATGTTCAAGATTCTGAAATTTTTACAGACGATGAGAGATTTGATGATGGTGTTAAAAATCAAGTCTCTTTATTTTTAGAGAGTCTGTATCATGATGATTATACGGAAGCGGATTCTACATTCACAGATGTAGTAGACATATTAACCTCTAGAACACACTACCATTCAATCTCAGAAAAGCTTGATAAAAAAGCTCAGATTTTTGATCTAACTCAAAATATTTTGGAAAGCGATGAGTTTACTAGGTTTGTAGAAGTGATTCCTGAGTTAGTTACATTCTTAGCGGAAAACAAGAAGCAGATAAGTTCTCAAGTTCCAGAAATCCTTAATTCCTTGAAGTTATCTGAGGCAGTGTCGAATGCTTTTAATATTCCTCTGGTAACTATGGACGAATTAGAGTCTAGTGGTAGATTTGAATTCACTGATAATTCTAAAAAATCTATCTATGAGATGATTTGTAAACAAGAGTTAGTTAAAAAAGAACTCTTAGAAGCTAAGAGTTCTTTTGATTTAGTGTGGGCTAATGAGCCTGTTATTGATGAGTTGGCTAGTAAAATCTTTTCCACCGAATCTGAGGTAGAGACTTCTCTTACTGAGGCTATTAAGGAATTACCCTATCTTTCTTTACTTTCTAAGAAAAAGCTTTTTGAAACCCTGTCTCGTAACTTAGGTCATTCCACTGATCATATTTCAGAAAAAGAGCTTCGGTCTTACTCTAGTAAATTGTTTGAGATGAAGAAACCAGCTAGACAACAACTTACTAGGCTTCTTAGTGAAAAATATGGTGTTAACCTTCAGTACCTTAAAGAGTCTTACTCCTTCAAGAGCTTAATAAATACCCAAGTAGTTCTCTTTGAGGCTATCTCTAGTATAGCTCCTAAGACTAGTGTTCTGAAGCAAGTGTTGTCCGAATTATCTACTTCTCTTAAATCCAAGAATGGTATTCAAGGATTAGATATGAATAATATAATTCAACAAGTATTTCAACATGCTAATTATTCTCAGGAGGAACTTCCTCTGATGGAGAGTTTTTCGTTTGATGAAGTTACTAAAGCTTTTGAGAAGGCTGAAAAGCTTGTCCAATCTATGGTCACAGAAGACCACTCAGAAGGAGATGAAGGAAGGGTAGCTGTGCTGCCTCAAGAAGATGAAGAACCAGCAAAAGAAAAAGAAGGGGAAGAGCCCGAAGAAGGTGCAGAACCCGAAGAAGAAACCGATGGTGAAGAAGAACAAGCAGACTCTGGAGAAGTTCAAGAAAAAGAGGTAGAAGACTCTGCTTCTGGTAAGCAGTTTAAACTGCCTAAAATGTCAGACGAAGAAATAATGAAATCCATTAAAGGTCTTTCTGATATAGTAAACGGGGCAGACATTGAAGACGAGGAAGATAACTAATCATGAGAGAATATTTTAGACCATATAACAAAGTTGTTACTATTGCAGCAGACGAGACTGCTTTTACTGTTGTTAAGTTAGTTGATTCTGCTGCTGCGCCTTTGGCCTGTAATTATGTTTCAGTAACTGCTGTGTCTGGAACGGCCACGATAGGTTCAATGTTTCAAATAGTCCCAAGTGATGTAGGTACTATTTTCGGAGGAGTTAGTGCTACTGATGGTAGTGTATCATCTAGAAACCTTGGCCCTTCTGCTTATCCTAATGCTGATGAAAGAACCTCTAATGAGACTAGTGGTAGTTTAGGTGTGGTAGCTGATGCTAATGGTGGAACAGCTATCATTAGTTTAGGTCCATTTGATGCTACTCAAGCTATTTTACTGTCTCACAACTCGTCTGATCCTGTAACTTATGGTGTAACTTATGGACAAGTTACTCTTGCTAATGCTAGAGCAGATACTTGGGGTATAAATATGGAGGAGGTTTCGTATACTTCTGCTATAGCAGACTTTACTTATACTACAGATGGTGCGAGAACTGTTTAT